CACCATTTTCCATCATACCAAATTCCTTTATGCCAATCTCCACCCCGCCAATCTCCACCCCACCACTCTCCATTATTCCAAATCAATCTCTCATTAATCACCTCTACATCTTCGTCTAGAGTATCAGCATCCATCAACCACTTAAACTTTTCTTGATTTTCTTTGCTTAATTCTGTTTTTCTCATTTCAACTCCTCAAACTTCCCTTTTACTTGTTTACATTTCATTCGTCGCCTCCAAATAACAATCTTCACAAACATCCAAATCGTCCAATTTAAAAATCTCGTGATAATCGCTATCAAACTCTACATCACAAACGACACATCTAAAAACACTCATCTTCTGCCTCCTCGTAAACCATGTTTAAACTAAACATAATCTGCTCTATATCTTTCCCCATCTCGTGCAACTCAATCACACTCTCAACAAATTTCCTATCTGACTCCGTCTTTGCTTCCAAATAATGCTTAAAGTAATGTTCAACTATATTCTTCCGTTGCGCTTCGTCCAACTCGTCCAAATGGGAACATAAATCTTCACACTTTTGACTAATTTCATCAATCGCCATTTAACACCTCAACGAACTTTTTAATTTCCTTTTTTTTGTCTGAATAAATAAAAGCGCCTTTCTTCTTTAAGCGGTTCAAATATTTAATCGCACCTAAAATAAAAGTTTCAATATAAAAATCCCCCTCGCAGTAGCTTTCAAATTCTAACTTCTCGAAAATGTCTGCTATCTCATCGGCGTTTAAGCCATAAGTTCCCATCTTAATACCTCTCCTCCAAAAACTCTTTAATCTCGTAATCAGTTTCAACACTTCCATCCTGTAAAGCCATTTTGAAATCAAACAACAAACAAAGCATATCTTCTTTATTCATTCTCCGCCTCCAATCCAAAAATAAACCCGCAAACTTCCCCGCTTCTGTCTAATCTAACTTCCTTATTCATTTGCTCCAAGTCTTCCAAAGTGATTCTAACTTTATTTTCTTTCAACCCGAAAGCGTGTTTTAATTTATATGTTTTCATTCTGTTAATTTTTCCAAGCGTTCAAATTCGGCTTTGAGTAGTTTAGTTAAAATACGCTTATATTCTTCTTTGTGGCGTCTAAAAAGAAGGTGTTTGGCTCTACCTCTAAGCCGTTGGTATATCTTTTCTCGGTCTAATCCAGACACTCCGAGTTTAATCCACTTCCCAGCGTAGCTTTTATTGTTTTCCATTTTCTTATTTCTGCGTTTAAGTTCGCCAACTCTTCGCCGTTAGGCAATCCCTCAAAATAAAAGAGATAAAAAAAATAAAATTAAAGCCACTCCTGACTAAGTCTATAACCTCCGTCTGTATCCCAATTATAGCCCTCATCGGTTGGCTTTATCCCGTTTATAGCGTTTCTGTTTGTATCCTTAGCCCTAATTTTAAAACCCTTCGGATATAAAACACGGCTCAAATTATAGACTACACTAAAACCCATGTCCATCCCGCAATCACGAACTTTTAAACCTTCTTTATTTGGATGACGTTTGTATAAGCCCAACTGCTCGATATACCAATCAACTACTACGGGCTTATTATCACTAATCACAATTATCGAAATTCTCCGACTCATACCCGACGCCGAAACGTGCCTCAAAATAGTATAAGCTTTATAGTCTGCTTTTTTGAACATCTGTTTTAATCGTTTAATACACTCTTCTTTTTCCATCTAAACACCTCCTTATATCTAATTGATTATCAAGGGTGAGAGTTTTGATATTATCGCCCTCTACACCTCTTTGCTTATTTAGAAAAGCGTATAATTTCATCCCCAAAACTCCTCTATAATTTTGTTTTTCCCCTTTGGCGTTAGCCCGTGCCTCAAAATACTCTCTTTCAACTTAACCTTATCCCAAGTCATAAAAGAACAAATCAACTCTACTTTTTTATTAATATCCCCCTCCCCGCTTAGTATCTCTCTTATTCTACACTCAATTTTTGCCATCTTAATTTAACTCCTCAAACTTCCTTCCTACTTGTTTGACTTCCACAAATTTTTGTTTGATGTTATTCCACATTTTCCCTTTATGCCAAACCCCATCATGCCAAACCCCGTCACACCAATCTCCATCTTTCCAAATTCCACCATGCCAATCTCCATCATGCCAATCTCCTTTATACCAAACCCCATCATGCCAAACTCCATCATGCCAATCTCCATCCTTCCAAACCCCACCATGCCAATCTCCTTTATACCAAACCCCATCATGCCAAATTCCACAACGCCACTCTCCTTTATTCCAAATCAACCTCCCATTAATCACCTCTACATCTTCGTTTAGAGTATCAGCATCCATCAACCATTTAAACTTTTCTTGATTCTCTTTGCTTAATTCTGTTTTTTTCATTTCGACTCCACTCCTCTTTTTATACAATCATTACACAAAAACCCTTTTTCGCTGTCTTTATTACACATATAACAACCTTCTTTCTCTTTTCTATACCTATTCGCTTCCACAATCAACTTCCTTATTACCATCTTAACCTAATCCCATCCCAAGCCCATTTTATTCTGTCTTTGGCGATAAGCCGAACATTCAACCCAAGCAAAGCACAACCAAGCATAAACCCAATACTCAAATCAGGAATAAAGAAAGAGCAACCCATCAAGGCGTAAGCCATAAACCTTTTTTTCTTATTAAACATCTTATAGCGAATACACCCCATTAACCTAAACCTCTTTCTCTCTGTTTGTATGCTCATAAAACCCCCTCCTCTTTCATCTGCTTAATACCACGAGGGTAACCCAATTCTCTCGCTTCTCTGTTTAGTTCTCTGTTCTTGGCTCTCGCCATCTTCATAAACCCAACTCTATCCTTCTTTATCTTAGCTAAAGAATCCCCTATTGAAAACCCCTTCTTCTCCCCGTTTGTTTTATCTGTCATTATCATGCTATCTTAACGAACAAATACTTTATAAACCTTTCGCATTGGACTCTCAGCATCCCCCATTGGCGAAGCCATAAACAAATATTAGAAAAGAAACAACAAAGAGAATATATTTATTATTATTGTAGGTAGATATGTATTATTATCGTAGATAGATATGTATTTGTTAGGTATTAATCACTATTATCAAAATACAATATTAAGTATTAGATAGTTACTTTATTCTATAAAATAATTGTTTATAGATATGTAGGGGGGGGCTTTGATATAAAGGGATAAGTAAAGGTGTTACTTAATACCTCTCCAATATGGGCCTAATTAATACAAATAAGACCAATAGTAACCCAAAAGTTTAAATAGAGGTAACCCTATTACATATCATGGCAACTACAATCAAAATATCAAACGAGAATCTAACTTGGTTGAAATCTATTCATAAAACACCCAATCGAGCATTGAATCAATTACGTACAGGATTCTCTGACCCAGAAACAGAATTGAAATTACTGAACAAAAAATTAAATGACTTGAATGCGCAGGTTTCGAAATTAGAGAACCGCTGCTTCCCAACATTTTAATGAAAGTTAATCAGTGGCTGGCTACCATCTCTGCGTCTGTTTATAGCCAACCTAAACGAATATCAAATAGTAGGAATGAAACATACGACCGCGGCGAGACAAGAGAGTATTCTGAGTCCAAAAAGATTATAGAATGCTCAAGCCCAGACCGGAAATAACCCCATAAAACGTAAGTTTTAAATAGTCAAAACGTTATAATATTTTATGTTATTTAAAAAAATTGTAAAATTCAAAAAACTTCAAAGAAGCGGTGATTCTAGTAGCATGGTTCTTCTCCCGAAAAATTGGATTAACGAAATGGGCTGGAACCAGGAAACCAAGTTAGTAATGCAGTGGCTCCCGTACGAAAAAAAAATTATCATAGTCGAAAATGAAAAAACTAGTCAACCTAACTCCAGCTAATATTCAGATAGTGTTTGGATTGGCTAGACAAATTTCAGACCCCAGAAGTCTAAAAGGAGACTTTGGGAAAGCACTAAATAAAATCATAGAAGAATGGAACCAATCAATACACCACAAGGAATAACCGAACGGGATGCTATTAGGGACGCGCTGGCGCATCAAGCCAACGCAGAAGAGTTCCCAAGTTCGTGGAATGACTTTGTCGACCCAGAATCCGGGATTGAGAAAATAAAACTAACCAAAAACACTAAAGGATATAATTGGGAAATCAAATTAGTGGGCAAACCAGAGGACCAATTAGCCAGGCTCAAAAAACTAAATCAAGAATTACGTGACACTTATGGATGAACCAAACCACAGGCAACTAGCCATCAATTTTGCAGACCTAATCCGAACCACTCTCGGACCCAGAGGCATGAATAAAATGATTGTCTCTAATGGTAAAATCGCAGCACTTACAAACGACGGTGCAGCTATCGTCAATAATCTAAAAGGTGGAAATCCAATTGTTGATTTGTTTAAGAGTTTGGCAAAATCGCAAGAAGAAGCTGTCGGAGATGGAACGACTACTGCAGTTGTATTGGCCGGGAATCTATTAAGTAATGCAGAAGAATTAATTAAGAAAGGTATTCATCCCACGGTAGTAATAAATGGATATAACATCGCATTGGCTAATGTTTTGAATTTTTTAAATTCAGTAAAAGAAAAACCAGATAAAGGAAAAATAATGCGAACTGCTTTTGGAACAAAGCTCTCTTCGGATTTGATTGAACATTTCATTAACCTACTAAACGAAGTCAAAAATCCGAATGAACTAAAGACTTATCAAATCAAAAATTCTGACCCGTTTAAGTCTGGAATTTTCAGGGGACATATTTTTGAAGGCTTTACCCGGGACGACCAAATGCCAAGCAAAGTAAACGGGAAGATTGCAGTCTTGAATTTTCCGGTAAATGTGAAATTGGATAATTTTAATGTAACAAACGCAAAAGACTTACAAGAAGTATCAAACTTCGATATTGAATTAAAAAGGTCGGTTGTCAAACAGCTCAAAGAAGCCGGAGTAGAGTGGGTATTTTATACAGATACCTGTAAAGAATTTGATGCTTATCTGACTGAAGCAGGAATCAGTGGCGTAGCCATTTTCAAACCAATCGACATCGACACAATCTGTATCGCAACTGGATGTAAAGCTATTACAGACAAAACCTTGATTGACGAAAATCACATAGGGAAAGGGGAGGTTGTTTACAAGCGCGGCGCAGATTCGAACCCGGGTGCGATTTATGTAAAAGGTGACTATGAAACTTTAGTTGTCCACGGCCCAACAAATCATGTGCTCGACGAAATAGAAAGGTCACTGGATGACGTAATCAGACTACTTAAACATGATTTAGATATGGTCGTCGGCGCCGGAGCCATCGAAATAGAAATTGCCAAATTTTTGAGAGAATTAAACATCGGAGGAAAAGAACAATTAGCTATCGAAAAATTCGCTGACGCAATTGAGTCAATCCCTTTAATAATTGCTGAGAATTGTGGGTTAGATGCAATTGATGTTTTGACAAACCTAAAGGCAGTCCATTTGACTGGGGAAAAAGATTTTGGTGTAGATATGATGAACAAAATTTCAAGCGCACGCGAGAGAGGGATTCTTGAGCCAGTTTTAGTCAAATTACACGCAATCAGTTCAGCGACGCAAGTCACAAATCAAATTCTTAAATTAGATGCAATCTTACAGGGAGATGAAAGTGAGCAGTGAGAAAAAGAAATATAAAGGTATCAAATCTTTAATAGAATTATGTGGATGGATATTTCTTATAGGAATTCCGCTTGGAATTTGGAATGAGCAATACAGATGGAGAATTATCTCAACTGCTCTATTCTCGATTTTTATTTCTATTGTTTTGACATCATATCTAAACTCTAAAGAAAAAACAGCAGGAGTGAAGTTAAAATGAAATTAATATTTTGCACTCAAGAAGAAATTAAGAACTATATTAAGGAATGTGAAGGGAATCATGTCCAACAAGTGGCATATAGTTCTTATCATGATGCTTTAACACAAATATGTTTCGGGTGCAAAGCTGTTAGAACATCTTTGACAGCGGAGGAGTTGAAATGAGAAAAACAGAATTAAGCAAAAAGAATCAAAAAAAGTTTAAGTGGCTGATGGATGCCGATACTCTAAACGAAGATGTAGAGGTGGTTGATGGGAGGTTGATTTGGTATAATGGAATTTGGAATAATGGAATTTGGTGTGGTGGAGAGTGGAGTGATGGAAAATGGTGTGATGGATATTGGCATGATGGAGAGTGGTGTGAGGGGGTTTGGTATAAAGGAGATTGGCATGATGGAGTTTGGCATGGTGGAATTTGGTATAATGGAAAATGGTGTGGCGGGATTTGGCATAATGGAGATTGGTATAAAGGGAAAATGTGGAATAACATCAAACAAAAATTTGTAAAAGTCAAACAGGTAAAGGGGAAATTTGAGGAGTTGAAATGAAGGCACTAATTACCGGGCTAACTGGATTTGTTGGGAGCCACATGGCAGATTATTGCTTATCTAAAGGTTGCGAAGTTCACGGAACTACTAGGTGGCGTTCTGACACCCAAAATATCAAACATTTAGAAGGAAAAGTGAATTTGCATGAATGCGATTTGACTGATTCTTCTGCAGTTAGGGACCTAATTGAAAATGTTAAACCTGACTTGATTTTTCATTTGGCGGCACAATCATTCGTTAAAGCGTCTTGGATTGAGCCATCTCAAACAATGCACACCAACACAGTAGGACAAATCAATCTATTCGAGGCGATTAGGAGAATACCGGATTACAACCCAAAAATTCAAATCGCTGGTTCCTCTGAAGAGTACGGAGCCGCGGCCTGTTTACCTGAACCAATTACAGAAAACGAACCATTATTACCACTTTCTCCTTATGGGGTCAGTAAAGTTGCTCAAGATTTGCTTGGCTTCCAATATTATAAATCTTATGGACTTCACGTCGTTCGGACCAGGGCATTTAATCACACTGGTCCAAGGAGAGGCGAAGTTTTTGTTTGCAGTTCATTTGCTAAGCAAATTGTAGATATTGAACGAGGCAATCAGGACGTAATCAAGGTAGGCAACTTAGAAGCGATAAGAGATTTTACAGATGTGAGGGATACCGTAGCGGCTTACTGGCTAGCTCTTGAAAAAGGCGAACCAGGAGAAGTTTACAACATCTGTGGCGGAGCCGGAATTTACTCGATGGAATCCATCTTACAAATGTTAGTAGAAGAATCTGGAACTCAAATTAAATTCGAACAAGATGAAAGCAGAATGCGGCCTTCTGATTTACCAACTCTAATCGGAAGCGCAAAAAAATTCAGAATTCAAACCGGGTGGAAGCCAAAAATTCGAATGAAAGAGACTCTAAAAGACATAGTTGAATACTGGAGGAAAAAATGAAAATTAGAGATATGGCAAAATTTATTTGGAAGGGTGAGGGCAGATGACTGACTTCGTCGACTACACAATGCGTGGCGGGAGCCATCCAGACAAAGAAATAGACCAAGTAGAGATGAATATAATCCAGCAAGCATACACCAATTTCCTATCAAATCCAAAATTCCAAAAGAAGGGATTAAAATGGACTTACAATTGGACTTATTATCAATCATTCTACTGGACCAAAAATCCAGAACTACTCAAAATTCATTACACTAAAAAAATCCAGCCCCATTATGTAGAAATAGAAGTTTCGACTTTTTGCAATTTGAAGTGTAAAATGTGTGAGCATACTCATTGGAAAGAGAAAAATCAAAACATGACATTCGAACAATTCAAACACATAGTCGATAGTATGCCCAATTTAAAGTGGGTGGGTTTGACTGGCATAGGGGAATCTTACTGCAATCCAGAATTTCCTAAAATGATGGATTACATAAAATCCAAGGGATTGTTTATTGAGAACTTTGATAACTTTATTTTTATGACCGAAGAAAATGCCCAGCACTTGGTCGATATAGGAATGGATAAGTTGTATGTCAGCCTAGACGCCGCCACAAAAGAAACTTACGAAAAGTTAAGAGAAGGTTCTAATTGGGATAAAGTAATTGAAGGAATCAAGCGGCTAGACAGACTCAAACGAGAAGCCAACTCACCTTGGCCAGAATTCTGGTTTCATTTTATTGTCTCATCTGAAAATATTCACGAAATGGTTCCTTATTTGGAGATGATTAACTCCCTTGGAGTCAGTTGCGAAATGGTCCAGTTCACCCAGATTCTGCATGACTATCCAGAAATCAAAGGGATGGCTATTGATATTACAGACGAACAAAAAGATGCAGTGTATAAGAGAGCCGCCGAACTGGGATTAAAGGTTGGATTTAATGTCAACACTGCCTCTAAGGGAGATATGAAAACTTGTACTGCATGGAGCATGCCATTTATTTTTGTGGATGGAACTGTTATTGCTTGTTGTTCTCAAAACGAACAAAACGACCGCCCATTCCAAGTCAGAACTAGTCTTGGAAACGCGTTGAAAGAAGATATGAATATTATCTGGGAGAGATTCGAAAAGATGAAAGCTCAAATGCAAAACGGCGAAGTGCCAGACAATTGTGAAAGATGTATCCTATACAAACAGGGGGGCAAAGATGAAAATCCTTCTAGTTAATCCGTCTTGTTGGATTTATGGCGGAGCCGAAAGAGTAATTGTTAAGTTGGCTAACTGGCTAACAGACCGACACCACGAAGTCAAGCTAATCACCACTCAATTATGTGGCGAGATGCGAGCCGACCTAAAAGAATGCAGACTTCTTATGATGGATGACCTACCAAGCATGCACGCATTCATTCAGCAAATAGTTGATGACTTTGATATTGTGAACATCCACAACGACCCAGGACACCTTTTGACTTTTCCCAAAAAAGCAAACGTTACTTGGTTATGTAATGAACCACCACACCACGAAAATCCAACTCCTCAAGAAAACGATTTGCGATACACTAAGGATTTCAAGGTAGTTGTCGGAGACGAATTCAACGCAAAAAGATTCGAAGAATTGTATAAGAAAAAACCAACCATAATCAACTACGGAATAGATTACGACTTCTTCGCAAAGGAAGATTTCGACAATCCACCAGCCTTCGATTTCTTTGGGCTGACTGGGGACGACTTCGTAATCTCCCAAGTAGGGTTTATAGCACCAACCAAGGGACAGTTGAAAACAATAGAAATTTTCAAGAAAGTAAAGGAGTATATCCCAAATGCTAAGTTGGTATTGGCTGGGAAAGAATTGCCAGATTATCTTGATAAGGTCCGAGCCAAAGTAGCTGAGTACGGCCTAATGGGGGATGTCATTTTAACTGGATTTTTGCCGAGGGAGAAGATAAGAGAGCTTTATAGATTATCTGACGCAGCAATCTTCCCAGGCGCGGGGCAGGGAAATTTCCTTTCCGTGTTTGAGGCGATGAGCGCTGGTTTGCCAGTTTATGTCAATCAAGAAATTCCGTGCGCATCAATTTTGGAGAAAAATGATATTGGGTGTGTTTGTAAGTCGATAGACAGCTTTGTCCATGCCATAAAGACTAATCACGAGATTGGGGACTTCCCTTCTCATGCGGGGTGGGTAAAGGAGAATCTTAAATGGGATGATTTTTGTAGTAAAATGTTCGAGGTGTTCAATGAAAATAAATAAGACTGAACACAACTGCGCCCACAAAGAAGGAGTCCTCTTTGAAATTTATTATGCTGGATGCGAACACGAATGTCCAGGATGCTATGCTAAAGAATTATGGGACCCAAATAATGGGAGAGAAATGTCAGTCTCCGAATTAGTTGATTTAGTCGCAGAAAATGCAATCGACGGAGTCTGTTTGCTTGGCGGAGACCCACTCTATCAGGCTGAAGAAACAAACCAATTAATCGCCTCATTAAAGCACAGCTTTAAATTTCCAGTCATTATGTACACAGGGTACACTAGAGAAGAGATAGAAAAAGACGCAGATAAAGAAGGGGCATTCCAAATGTGTGACAAGGTTATAACGGGTAGATACGTCGAATCAAAAAGAACTAAAGGGAGAATCGGGAGCACAAACCAGAGAGTATGGCTAAACAAAAACGAGTTTTGATTACTGGAGTTGTAGGATTTTTAGGAACCCATGTAGCAGATTATTTCATTAAAAGAGCTTGGAAAGTTGTGGGGATAGATAATCTAACGGACTACGAGTTAAGCCGTGCGAAATTTGATGTTAAAAAATCAAGAGAGCATAACTTGAAATTTTTAGAGTCCATCGGAGTTGATTTTAAAAAATTGGACTGCAGAGAAGTTTTAAGTTGTATGTTCGAAGACGTTGATTTAATCATTCACTGCGCCGCTCAGCCAGCAATGACAATTGCAATAGATGACCCAGTTTATGATGCAAGTGATAACGTAATGTCTATAGTGAATATGCTCAATATCGCAAAGAAGAAAAAGATTCCCTTCATTAATTGTTCATCAATTCATGTTTATGGAAACGACATTAATAATAGTCTAGTAGAACACGCTACTAGATTCTCAAATAATCCTGAAGAATTCAACGAAGAAACTCCAATCTTAAAGGGTCATTTGACTCCACTACATGTCAGTAAAAGAGCTACCGAATTGTATACACAATCTTTTTCTGAAACCTACGGAATGCGCACAGCGTCTTTCAGACTAACCGGAATGTATGGCGAAAGACAGTTTGGGGGGATGGACCATGGGTGGGTCGCTAACTTTGCTATTCGAACCATCAAAGCCAGAGAAATAACAATTTTCGGAACAGATAAACAAGTAAGAGATATTTTACATCCGGAAGATGTTGCAAGAGCTTTTTATCTTTGGTATGAAAAAGGCTCATCCGGAATCTTTAACTTGGGTGGCGGAATTAAGAATGCCATCTCTCTTGGCGAATGCCTAGAAAAGTTGAAAGACATTAATGAAATCGAACAAGACATCAAAACAGAACCCCCTAGATTTGGAGATTTGTATTATTTTGTTTGTGACTTCGGAAAAGCATTTAAGGACTTTGGGTGGGTCCCATCTATTCTTCCAGATGAGGGACTCGAAAAATTAAGCAAATGGATAAATGAAAACAAGGAGATATTATGATAGGCATAATTCCAGCTGCCGGCAAAGGGACTAGATTGAACAATTCAATTAAATCATTAATTTTTTATAAAAGAAAAAGATTAATAGAGCATCCCCTTGAGTGCATGAGGAGAATCGGGATAAATAGAGTTATAATAATTCATCATGGAACTGCTATCCCTTCAGTTTTGGGAACATCTTGGAATGGAGTCAAATTGGAATATGTCGAACAAGAAGAAAGAAAAGGCATCGCTCACGCAATTAATTTAGCTAAGAAGAAAGTCGGAGAGGAGGATGTTTGTGTCATTTTGGGCGACATCTACTTCGACGGCAAACTGAACGAAATGGTTGTGCATCATGCCAATTTGGGCGGTTGTGTTGTTGGAGTACAAGAAGTTTCAGACAAAGCGTTAATTAAGGAGTCATACGGGATTAATAAAGCCAACGGAAAATTTATTGAAAAACCAAAAGACGTAGAATCTCTTGAACCACTACTGGGTTTGGGAATATATATGTTCGATAATACCTTATTTAACTGTATAGATAAGACTGTCTCCGACGAGAACGACCAGCTTCAAATCACTGATGTTTTGAATCAATTTGAGAATGTGGGTTTTTCTCGTCTAGAAGGCACTTACAAAAACATAAACCGAGAGGAAGACAAATGAAAGACCCAAAGAAAGTAGTAGGCGGGAAAAGGTCTCGAGCCCAAGGCAAAGCATTTGAATTAAGAGTCAGAAAAGATTTAGAAAGTAAGGGGTGGGTAGTAGATAGATGGACTAATAATGTTAAGATTGAGGATGAAAATTCAAAAGATGTATCTGGAATGTTCGGCGGTCCATTTGGCAAACTAGTCCCAGCAAAAGCAAAGTGGAACAACTTTACTAAATCTATGATGATGGGTGGTGGAGGATTTCCTGATTTTATTATATACGATAGTGATGAGCTCTATCATGATGAAAAATTTATGGCATTTAATTTGAGTGATAACCGGTTATCTAAATCCTCGTTCGAATTTGCTATAGGTGATAATCAAGACCCACCATCTAATAGAATATTTTACGTTATTGGAGTAGAATGCAAAATGACAGGCAAGTTAGATAAAAATGAAAAACAAAAATGCAAGTGGTTATTAGATAATTTCATTTTTAGTAAAATACTTATAGCTAGTAAACTTAAAGAAGGTGGAAAAGTGGTGATACAATATGACGAATTCAAAGAAAAAAATAGTGATTAAAGGAAACGTATTCAATCCGACTGGGATTTCAACTGCCAACAGAGAAATCTGTAAAGCCTTACTTGACCTGGGCGAAGCCGTTCAGACAACTGACTTATGGAGAGATAGTTGGGAATTCAACAAAGGATTAGAAAAATTAAACTCCCCAATCAATGCCAAAACATCTGACACAGTTACTATCTTTGCAGATTATCCCACTTATTTTCATGATGCGTTTGGAATCCCGTTTGCATTTTTTTTACATGAGGGGACCAAATTGCCAGATGGTTGGTCTCACCAATTGAACCAAATGAAGAAAGTGTTTGTCCCAAGTAAGGCCACTAAGAATTTGTTTAAGTGGAATGGAGTGGGTGTGCCTATAGTTGTGATTCCTTATGGTGTCTCCGACATCTATCATCCGAAAGAATTCCCACCTGAAGAACAACTAGGTGATTTTACATTTTTATCTGTTAACTCATGGACTGGATTGCCAAACGACAGAAAGGGGACAGACCTATTAATCAAAGCCTTCAATGAAGAATTCAATTTAGAAGAGCCAGTAAAACTTGTTTTAAAAATTGGGACATTCTGGGACCCACAGAAACCGGAATTTTACATGGCCGGGATTAAGCACCTAACTGGCGAAGAAAACAAAAATATTTTATTTAATTCCGAATATGCAACCGAAGCTGACTTGGCTGAATATTACCAAAAAAGTTCTGTCTTTGTTGCTCCTACTCGTGGAGAAGCGTTTGGATTGACTATTCTAAATGCCAAGGCCTGCGGCATGCCAGTAATTGTGACCAAAGATAGAAACTCCGGACACATGGATTTTTGTGATGATGATTCTACTTTATTTATTGATTCTGACGGAGTCGAACAAGCAGACCCAAGATTCTATTGTGAAGGAAATATGTGGGCGAAGCCAAATTTAGAATCCCTAAAAAAACAAATGCGTTACGCTTTTGAGAATTATCAATATTTAAAAGAGATTGCAGTAGCTCATTCGGAGATTATCAGGGAAAAATACACTTGGAAGAAAACTGCAGAAAAACTAGTGGAGGAAGTGAATGGCACATCTGATTAATCACTGGAAGCTTAATGATAATGAACCAGATACAAATGTTATTGATGTCTTTGGTAGTGACGGTACGTCACAGAGAAATACGGAAGATATATCTATGGACGGGAAAATAGGAAAAGCCCTAAATTTCAATGGCACATCTGATTATATTTTATTGCCTGATATTGATTCAGAAATTACCGACTCCGTCAGCGTGGCTATGTGGATTTATCCACGTTCTGCCGAAGGCGGCTATCAGGGTTTGGCCGGAAATGAGACCGCTCAAGGATTCTTTACATTTATAAAACAGAATCAATTCTATTTTGATATTGAGAACACTGAAAATGTCAGGGTTTTTGAAGGGAAAGGAAATATCATTAATAATCAGTGGCAACATCTCGTTGCCACATACGATGGAGCCGAGATGAATTGGTATATTAACGGTGATTCAGTTGGGGCAGAAGAACAGTCTGGAGATGTAAAGAACTTTCCAAGTGGGCATATAGGCTGGTCTGGATACTCCACAGAATATTTTAATGGATTAATTGATGATGTAAGATTTTATATTGGCGGTCTTTCTGCTGCTGAAGTTAGTTCACTTTATTTTGATTCTACGCCAAAAGGAAGCGAACTGTCAAATCAGGGAGAGTTCATGCGTAGTAAAGTAGGCAGATTAATCGCACCGACTAATCAAATTGTGAGGGCGTTGGCATGAAGATTCTAACTTTCGGAGACAACCCTAAAACGTCAACCGGTTACGGCCAAACTTGGGATAATTTACTTTCCAGATGGAGAATCTTAAGGCCAGATTGGGAATTATTTCATTTGGGGTGGCAGAACTGGGATAGACCCAATAAAACTGCAGAAGGATATACTATGCTCCCAAGAGGAGGAGATGATTATGGGACAGATGTTTTATTTGAAAATCTTATGAACCTCAAACCAGACATTCTAATTACGATGGCAGACATCGGATTACAAGGTGGATATATTGACCCAATCTTCGCAGCTAGAAAAGCTGGTTGGACTGGAGTTTGGATAGCGTATAATCCGGTAGATAATGAATCATGGGAATATTTAATCTGGAATAAAATTTTAGAGATTCCAGATATAAACATTGGTATGTCTGAATGGTCAGCTATTTCCATGAGAAACCATGGGGTCGAGAATGTGGAGTGTATTCCCTTAGGAGTAGATACAAAAGAGTTCAAACCAATTACAGAAAGAGAAGCACTTCGAGCTCAATATGGATTAAAGGACAAATTTGTTGTAGGATTTGTTGGTAGAAATCAAGTCAGAAAAATGCAGGCTCATTTAATAAAAGGATTCGCACAATTCAGTAAAGGAAAAGAGGATGTTAAATTATTACTTCATACAGATTTTGCCCCACAAAAAAAACATTTAGGATGGCTGATGGATGCTTTAAACGCAAAGGCGGAAGCCGAATATGACCCCGACATTATCAAATTACAAAAGATTCAACTAACAAAAACAAATCTGAATCCTGGAACCAGACAAAGAATCCAACCGGCCTCCATGAATGAGATTTATAATCTAATGGATGTATTCTGTTATGCTACCGGAGGAGAAGGATTCGGTTTGCCTGGGATAGAGTGCCAAGCTAGTGGAGTTCCGCTTATGATGACACACACTTCTTCTTGTGACGAGTTAACAAATAAGGGAAAACACGGAGTTATTATTCCAGTCTTGAAGGATTCATACGAAAGAAAAGTTGTGGTGATTGGCTCAAACGGGATAGAGAATTGCGTCCCAGATGATAAAGAAATAGCTAGACTTTTGAATATCCAATATGAGGATTGGAAAGCTGGCAAACTAAAGGAGAAATCCAAACAAGCCAGAGAATTCTCCCTGGGCTATGACTGGGACATTATCGCAGATAAATGGGTTAAATTAATCGAAAATGCAAAATGAGAACAATCCAACAAATTCTAAAAAAGTCGGGTTATCGAGAAAATCAATTGGAATATTTTCTAGCGAAGTGTTATATTGATTACATCTATTTTGCAGAACATGTTTTAAATTTTCAGATTGCGGATTATCACAGAGAGTGGCTTGAACTCGCCGAGAAGCATACTCGATTGAATATAATTGCTTATCGTGGAAGCGGAAAGACATATTTTTTTTCTGGATATTATCTGTGGAAATCAATCTTCCAAGGTCCCAGACAAACATTAATTATTTCAAACAGAGAAACCCAAGCAAAAGAGGTTTTGAAAGTAATCAAAGGATACCTCCAAGAAAATGAATTACTTAAACAATTCGTCCCTGAAAGCCGAGAGGCAACATGGAAAGCAACTGAACTCGAACTAGTAAACCAATCAAAATTCTACTGCAAACCCTATAATGAAAGTGTCCGAACATGGCATCCTGACGATGTCTTATGCGACGAGATAGGAGAATACGAAGATAAGTCGGTTTTTTACACAGCAGTTTTGGGAACGGTTCAGTTAAAAAGAGGGAACGTTATCGGAATAGGGACTCCCAAATCTGCTGCAGATTTACTCTCGGAACTAAAAGAAAACAGTGAGTATATGTGTCAAGAATACCCAGCTGAACAAGATGGCAAAGTATTATGGCCCCAAAAATATACAATGCTGCCATACGACACAGAAACCCAAAAAAGCCTAGTAAAAGTAAGAAAGGAGATGGGGGAATTATCTTATGCACAGGAGTATTTGCTTATTCCAATGAGTTCAGCTAATTCACTTTATCCCTATTCAATTGTCAGTAAAGCTTTAGTTGAGGAAGATTTTCTGCCTTTCGGCAAAAAGGAGGAAAAATATTATATTGGATATGATGTTGCACTTAGTCCAAAAGGAGACTATACTGTTATGACGGTTCTTTCTTCGAACTCTACCGGCAAAAAACTAGTTAGAGGTTACAGATTCCGAGCTGATTTCGAGGACCAAAAAAAGAAACTCAGAATACTATACGATGACTTCAAGCCAACTAAGTGTTTCATTGATGCAACAGGAATTGGGGAAAAACAAGCAATAGATTTAAGCAAGGAGTTCGAGAATCTAACTCCCATCAAGATAAGTTATGAGTACAAAATCAAAATGTTGCTAGACCTCCGTCAAGAATTTGAGAGGACAAACATAACCCTTCCAACAAAAAAAGAAACTGAGGCTTACAAATTCACCCAGCAACTAGTCAGGGAATTAATAGACATGGGGTTGAAGGTTGATATGTCCCATGGGGGAACCGCTAGACAAAAAGTCTTCTCTGGCAAATATGATGACTGTGTTATGTCGCTGGCGCTAGCCAACAAATCAACTCAAAATATTTACGGAGAGGTCTCATTTAGAGGACTTGAATGATTTAATAATTGGACTTCTGAGAATGTTTATCGTAATGTATCCATTTGTCGCGTCCAGACTTCCATCTTTATGACGTAAGATTATGGCCTTATAAAATTCCTCTATAAGTTTCCCCTTGTTGATTTTTTTCTCCTTGCAATATTTTTTAATCTCGTCTCTAACTACTTTGTTGATTTTCATTGTGTCCATTACATCGTCTGGGTAGTCATAATCACCAACTTTAACCATTTACATAAAAAGAAAGACAAGTATTTAAATTCTTCTGAATTGAATAAATAATGGCTAAAAAGAGTGCGAAAGTAAGCAAATCGGCTTCAATTCGTGGTTTGGAGAATGAGTGGCTCCCCCATGCAACTACGTGGGGGGTTGATAAGAATCTTTTTACTAGCGAACTAAGCGCAACCGTCGAAACACTTTATAAAACAGTAAGGAAATCTCCCGAGGCTGTTGCTTGTATTTCAGCAATTGTCGAAGACATTATGGCAGACGGCTGGAAGCAGATAGCCAACACACGCTCGAGTGGAGCCAAAACATTAGAAGATGTTAAAAAATTCGAGACTCAGTCAAGATTTTTTAAAGTTTTGACTAATGCTTTGTGGGAGATTTTGACAACGGGAGATAGTTATATTCTGAAATTGGGTGTTGATGTTAAAAAGTTGAAATCTGTATTAACTACCATGGGTCGGGCTGTCGCCAAGAGTCTAGGGGTAAAAGGATTCTATAAAAAAAATACAGTTTTTGAGTTAGTCAAACAAGCCTCTTTTGACAAGCCCACAGACCTCCAACTACTTAAGTCTTCTACTATGACAATCAATTTTAGTGAGACTGGAGAGGTTATTTCTTATCAGCAAAAAGTTGGCATAGCAGAAAGAGTCTATGAAGCTGAAGATATAATCCATTTGACATTTAATAATATCGGCGGTCAGCCATACGGCTTTACTCCGCTTGAGTCACTTTTATCAGACATTGCTTCTTTGATTTTTGCAAAAGAATTTGCCGGTAAATACTTCGAGAACGATGGAATGCCTTATTTCCTTTTCAAAATGCCAGACGCATCCCCAAATGACAGAAACTATAAATTATTAAAAAAAGAATTAAAAGAACTCAAAAAGAAAGCTGACAAATACAAAAGCATGGTTCTAACCGGAAACGTAGATTACGACCAAGTAAACAAATTCAACAAAGACATGGAGTTCGCAAAGTTGATTCAACACTTCACGCAAATTGTTTTGATGGCGTTTGGAGTACCCGCACACAGGATTCACTTCACATTTGACTCAAAGGGCGCAGCCGCAGAGTTAGGTAAAATTGAAAGTGGGTATTATAAGAAGATTTCTTTTTATCAAAAATCTATAGAAAATCAACTCAACAAAGAATTGTTTGATTCGTTTAATACATCAATAAAATTCAATAGGTCATACAAGATTGATGAAATCAGAGAAGCTGAAGTAATTAGGATTCTTTCTGAAATACAAGCAATCACTATAGAGGAAGCAAGAGAGAAGATAGGAATGAACCCAGAAATTCCAAATGGCACAATGCCCAAATCAATCGGAAGCGATAAAGGGATAAATGAGGCCAAAGATAGAAAGCGAGAGGCTGGCATCGAGGACAAGCCAGTCGACCAGAAGGGAGACAATAAATTGAAAACTTTAGATGCTATTGAAGTTGACTTTGATAGGTTTGTTGTTATTGTTGAAGCCAAGGTAGGGTTGGGCGGATTTGATAATGCGAATCTTTTATACTACGAAACAGATACTGAATTCGTAATGTTTTTCCATGATGGACTTTGGAGATATAAATCTCGAACCAAAAAAAGCGAAGAATTCACTGAAAATAACCTCAGAAATGCAACTAGAATTATGATTTAATTTACATAAAATAATCCCAAAAATTATAAAGAATTTTCAACTTACACGTTTAAGATGCCAAAGAAATTGGATGAAATTCACGACGCAGTAGCGAGAAAATTGCGAGGTAAAATCAATCCTCGTACTAAAAAGAAATATACCGAAGCTGAGATTTGGGCGATAGCCCGAGCCCAGTATGAAAAACTGGGAGAGAAATCTTTCACATTTAAATCTATGATTTCAAAATGTTGGGAACAGGAAATAGAAGTAGACAAATCAATCTCCGAAACAGGGAAAGCCAATAAGAGATTTGTGGAAACGATAGTATCTGGATTGAAAGAAGACCGAGAGGGGGACATGATGACACAGGCTGCAATTGATGATATGATTATACAGTTTAAATCTGGGAAGATTCCATTCTTTGCTGACCACGGAATTTCTGAAGGTGTACCAGATTATAGCTGGAAAGGGATTATGGGAGTTTGGGTTGATGCTCACCAGGAAAACGAAAAACTAAAGGCTGTCGTGAGATTAAACGATGCTCACCCTGATGCAAATTTATTTTGGAATTTTACACAAGAAGGTATGCCGCTTGCTTTTAGTATAGCCGGCGGAGCCGTTGAAGAAGTGGAGGAAGAAGATGGGAAAGAAGCCTAAAAAATACAGAAAGATTAATTTATTTGAAACAAGTGTTGTTGGAATTGGAGCATACCCAGACGCACACCTCTCATTAAATGAGGATTCATTTTCTTTAATTAAAGCATTGGGACTAAGCAATGTGCCTGGGACCGGTGCCTACAAAGAAGACGAACTAAATATGGAGAACGAAGTAATGGAAGAAGAAGTTGAAACAACTCCAGAAGCTCCAGAGACAACGGAAGAGCCTACTGAGGAATCAACTGACGAACCCGAAGCTGAGGAACCTGCTAGTGAAGAAGCAGAAGAGCCAGCTGAAGAATCCCAAGAAGCAGAGAAATCTGTTAAGGCTGAGTTGGCAAAGGCAATTAATGCCCTGGCAAAGCAGCTTGAAAAATCGCGTGGATTAGTTGCCGAAGACGAAGACGAAGAAGTAGCTTTGAAAAAGAAGCTAGATTCTATGACTCTAGGTGAACTGGCATGTGCGACAAAGGATTCTATGGGTAGACCATTATTCTCGAATTTTTGATGGCAGACATTAGAAAGGCCTTGGTTGAAGGTACAAACGCTGCTGGCGGATATACTGTTCCAAAAGAGTATTCAAATAGATTACTCGCATTTGTGAATAAGAAATCTGTCACGATTCAGGATATGGATGTTCGTCAGATGGGAACCGATGTAAGATACATCCCAAAGGTCACAGATGGGACTACTGCTTACTGGGTTGCCGAAACTGCTGCTATAACAGAAGCTAGACCAAGCTATGGACAGATTACTTTGACTGCAAAGAAAGTCGCAGCTTTATCTCATGTTTCATCCGAACTATTGGAAGATAACAATGTTGATATTGCTACCCATTTGGTAGAACAGATGGGTACTGATGTTTCTCTCGCTATTGATAACGAGATTTACAATGGAACAGGTGGCACTTTTGATGGGTTGAGGTATACAGGTTCTTTCTCAAATGCTGTGGATGGAAGTGGAAACACTAACGCTACTGCTGCTGATGGGACTGGGTCCACGATTACTGGTGGAGCAATTGCTCTAAGTTATGTATCAAAAGCCGTTACCGAAGTCTTGAAAGATAAGCACGACCAACCAGATGTTTCCTATTGGAACCCTCGAACTATTGGAAGCCTTATTCAATTGACTGACGGAAACGCAAGGCCTATGCTGAACCAAGAAACATTCGGAAGTCCACTCCTAAGAGAGGGTACCATGTACACTCTTTACGGAACAAAGGTTAGAAGTTCAACCCAGGTGCCAGTTAATCTGACATACGGTACAACTGCTGCTTTGAGTGGAAACTGCTCGGATGCGCTTGTTGGGGTTAGTAAGATGTTTGGTATTCTTGGCCAGAGAAGGAATTTCATCTGGAAGCAAGATTACACATTGTCTACAGACCACTATAGCTATCAAACTACTGCTCGTATGGCTTTTGCTATTAAGTACGCTGACAGTTACTGTTTGATTAGAGGCATCACGGATTAAATACATTTTTTTATTTTTTCCTTTTGATTTTGAAGGAACTTAGCGAAGCAGATAAACTATCGAAGATAGCATGGGAACATACATAAATCCGCAGGATATTTGGAAGCAGTTTGGAAGCGATGCTTTCACGAAAGTAACAGGCGCAAGTCTGGGAACTTCTGATGGTGGTACTACGACCACATTTCAATTCGAACATGATAAACTTGTTACGGGTTCGACTACTATTTACACTGGTGGAACAGCTACAACCGAGGGAACTATCGATTTAGACAAAGGCGAAGTCACAGGATTAACAGGCGGTTCTGGCAATGCAATCACTGCAGATTATTGGTACGCAGATATTGAAGATTCAAAAGTTCAAGGTTTAATTAACGCTGCCGAAGGCCAGATGGAAACAATGACCGGTCGAACGTTTGGTACTACATCCACAACTGAATTCATAGATGTTGCTGCAAATGAGAATGAATACTTCACTCAAAATTATCCAGTCATAACTTTTTCTGCAATGCAGGTCAATACGGCAAGTAGTCTTACAGATACACCAGCTTATTCGACTTCTACACAAGGGTTAGGAAATGATTTCATTTCAAACACTAATGATTTAAAAGTCGGGAGATTTCAATTCATTGACAATTTTCCACCCTATACCGGAAGAGATAGAATCAAAGTCACTTACACTCACGGCTATACCACAACTGAAGGTGGATATTATTTAGCACAAAAATTGGCCACCTTACTCACAATGCGGACTATGACTAACTCCGCGATTTACAAAGCAATATTCAAAGGACAAGACAACTTTTCTCCCGCTAGGCTCGCAGAGCTAGATGATAAGATTAAAGAACTAACGAATCTTTTGAAAGCACAGAGCATAAGTAGGATTTAGCTATGGCACTAACAAACAGTAATGTTTTCGCAGAAAGCTACAGTATTGTAAAGACTTTCTTGGAAGCAATTTCGGGCATTGACCCTAGAAAAAGATTTAAAGCTAACTGGGTTCATGCCTCAATGCCGAATGTAAACTCAAAAGGGTTTAATGGCTATCCATTCGTCGTCGTCCAGACTTCCATCTCGGAAAATTCTAAAACATTTGATTCCACATCGGAAAAAGAATTCAATGTATTGATTACAATCTACTCAGACCAAGCCACAGAAATTGACACAATGGCAGACTTAATTCATTCTAATTTTAAAGACGAAACTAAACTTACAGAATTCAAAGCTCGAGAGATTGCTAGTTCCGAATTTAATTGGAACATGGACCAAAACGGCAGAAAGATTCATAACCGTGCTGTCGGATTTATAATGAGGGTGAGAATATAATGATACAAATGAGCGAAGTAGGAATAAAGAAAGTCGTCAGAAAACTAGAAGTTGCAGTCAAAAAAATAAAATCGGGAAGCAATAGGGTTCTTCAAGAGATGGGGCAACTTGGACAGGACTTTGCTAGAAACCTTGCCCCTTTCCAGACCGGAGAATTAAGAAGTAAAATCTTGAATTTCCCGGGACAAGAACAATCTTGGATAATTGTATCCAAACAAACAAATGATGGGTTTCCTTTGAATGTGGCATTCGACGAAGGGAACTTTGGGAAGATGACCATGTTTAAGGCTGGGGGCGGCCGACAAAAATTCCGACCAAAGCGACAGAGTTCAATTGGATTTATGAAACAGACAAAAACCTTTTTAGAAAAAGAATTCAGCAAAAGATTAAATTTGGAGATAACGAGAATTATCGAATGAATAGAGAAGAAAATTTAGGAGGAAACAATGGCAATAAGCAACAACAAAGCATGGTATGACAAGGCATTCGTTAGCGTTAGCGTTAAGGGTGGTTCTGAAGTACAGCTTCGAGCAAAAACCAATTCTATGAATATTTCTGGTGGCGGGTTTGATATTGAAAGTATGGAAACTTTCGGTGGAAAAATCAAGCGACAAACCACACGAGATGATTTTGAAATTGGTTTCGACGGGATTCCAACAAGTCTACAAGATTTCGATTGGGTATTCCATGGAGCTTCGAATACAGCAACTTCGATTACTTCGAGTTCAATATCTGATTATAGGGTTACGATTCTATGGACAGATGAGACTGGAGTAACGGCAGCTACTCAGGCAATCGCGACAACGTCTGAAGCATACCGAGAAATTTATGCGGGTTGTAATATGACTAGCCTTGAAAAATCAATGACTGCAGGAGAACACCTAACTGCAACAATGACATTCAAGACTGCATTCGAAGACGACGCTGGAAGTGTAAACTTTAAGAAAGAAGTTAGTGGCACGACTAACGCGTTAACATCAGTTTCGGCATATTCGGGCTCAACTAAATTTTGAGGAATCATAGTGGATGTAGAAAAAATCACAGAACAGAGAAAGACGACCTTTTCTATATCTGGGATTCCAATCAAAGTTTTAAAATCTTTCAAGCAGTTGGCGGAAGAGGAATGCGGAAACTCCTACGCCGTTGCTATTTTTCAACTTATGAAAACTAAACAGATATACGAAAACTTAGCTCCGCTTATTTCTAAACTTATTCAAGAGGTCGAAGACCTCAAAACCCCAACTAAATCAAAGGAGATTACAACGTTCGGATGAGCAAATTATCAAATCTTGTAGGTAAGTCGAAGACTTTCACTATTGCAGGTATCGAACTTGAAATCAAACCGAGGACTGTCGAAGACATTGACTTAATCATGGAGTTAGCCGATGATGCAAAAAAAGCAGGCGCAATGAAAGAATTAGTCAAGAGAACTCTAAAGGAAGCAGTTCCCGACGCGACTGACGAAGAAATCAGCGCAATCGGGTTTGAACATTTCAATGATATAACAAAAGCAATTGTAGAAGTAAATGGACTAGACCAAAATGCAACGACCAATTGAGATTCAAAAACAGATTAATAGAAAAGGGGATTCAAACTCAGTTGGAAATCTGTTCTATATTTTAATGTCAAAGTGTAATCAGCCTTACTCGGAGATATTAGATATGCCAATTCCAATGGCTCTTGGATTAATTAAGAGTATTGAGTTAGAGAACAAAGAAATGTTAAAACAGCAAAAAAAGAGGAATAAGAAAAAATGGTAGAAAACGACGTTATAATCAATGTAAAGGTTATTGATGATGCTTCTAAGAATTTGGAAAAGTTGGCCTCCAGATTCAAAACAATGCAGGGAGCGCTTGATAAGGCAGGTTTATCTATGAAACAATTCAATAGATTTGCTAAAGACAACAAACTTGTTTTGAATAAGCTTACTGGTCAAACAATGTCTTATGGGAAAGCTGCTGGGTTGGCCAAGAAGAAAGTTCAAAAGTTGGCCTCCAGATTCAAAACAATGCAGGGAGCGCTTAATGAGGCAGGTTTATCTATGAAACAATTCAATGGATTTGCTAAAGAGAACAATCTAGAAGTGCTGAAAAATGGGCAGGTTTT